ATGGATGAATTTATAATGAAAACATATTATCTGGCAGCAAAACAAAATATTGCAGATGGTGACAAAAATGGTCCTTTCTTGAAAGTATCATAGTTATGTGCTATAATATAGGTAGGTAAATTATGTCTATGATTGATTTGAGACTTGGTGACTGTATTCAGTTGTCAAAGGAGTTAGAGGATAATAGTATAGACTGCACAGTTACATCACCACCATACAACAAATGTGGAGTAGGTGGTGGTTTGTTTCGTAAGATTGAATATGCTGCATTTGATGATACACTTCCAGAGGATAAGTATCAGGATCAACAGATTGAATTGCTGAATATATTATTTGATAAAACAAAACCTGGTGGATCATTCTTTTATAATCACAAGGTTAGATATTTCAAAGGTAATGCTATATCACCATGGCAGTGGTTAGTCAAAACTAAATGGAATATCAGAGAAGAGATAGTATGGAACAGAGGTAGTGGTCCTGAAATATCTGGTTACAGATTCATACAGATAGATGAAAGAATCTATTGGTTATGTAAAGGTGAAAAGCATCCTAGATTACCTAGAAGATCTGCTAATTATGGTAGTGTATGGAAGTTTGGTCCTGAGATGAGTAATCCACATCCAGCACCATATCCAATCAAATTACCACTCAGATGTATTCAAGGTATCATGCAAGAGAAAGGTGTGATTCTTGATCCTTATAGTGGTTCTGGTACTACTGGATTAGCAGCAAAACTATTAGGTCATGACTACATTGGATTTGATTTATCAGATGAATATCATGACATGGCAAGAGAAAGAATTGCTAATCCATCTAAGAATGATTTGAAGAAATTTACTGAAGAATGTGGTATAGAAGTCAAGAGTGATACAGATGTATTCAATTTGGCGGGTGCATAAATAATTTTTATGAAATCCTTTACTAGTTTTTTTACTGAAGCAAGAGTATCACAAGCCTCTCAGCAAGCAGAACGCAGAGGTTTGACAGGGGATGGTCACGGCAATTGGATGGATAAGGAAGGTAATATAGTTGCTAAAACAGAACAAGGTAGATTAGTATTATTAGATAAGAAAGTAAAAGCACCACAGCAAGAAGCACCAAAGAAAGTTAGAAAAGCAAAGGAAGAAGATATCAAAGATGATAAACCAAAGTCAGATGATGAGACTAAGACTGATAGAGGTGAGATAACTTTAGTATTTGGTAGATTTAATCCTCCTACAATAGGACATCAGAAACTTTTAGATAAGGCAAAGAAGGCAGCAGGTAAAGGAACTCTAAGAATATATCCATCTAGAAGTCAGGATGCAAAGAAGAATCCATTAGATACAGATACTAAGTATGATGTAATGCAGAAGATGTTCCCAAATCATGCAGATAGTATGGTCAATGATCCTAATTCTAAAACTATCTTTGATGTATTAAAGAAAGCATATGGTGATGGATATTCAAGTGTGAATATAGTTGTTGGTGGTGATAGAGTTAAGGAATTTGATAAACTTTCAACTGAATATAATGGTAAGTTATATAATTTTAATTCACTAAAAACCATATCAGCAGGTGATAGAGATGCAGATGCTGAAGGTGTAGAAGGAATGTCTGCATCTAAGATGAGAAAAGCAGCAGCAGAGAATGATTTTGAGACATTTAGTAAGGGTGTTCCCAGTAGTTTAGATGATAAGACTGTAAAACAGTTGTTTAATACAGTTAAGAAACAAATGAAGATCAAAGAAGGTTGGAGTATGTGGGAGATAGCACCTAAATTTGATTGGCAGAATCTAAGAGAAAATTATGTCTCAGGAAGAATATTTAATGTAAATCAGTTGGTAGAAAACTTAAATACAGGATTAGTTGGAAGAGTTATTAGAAGAGGAACTAATTATTTAATTTGTGTAACAGAGGATGGTATGATGTTTAAATCATGGATTAGGGACTTAACAGAGAAGAAAAGGGTAAAAAGAGCATCAGAAACAGGAATTTATGGTGTACCAGCAAATCAAAGAGAGGTTGGAACATCAGCACAGAGGCAATATGCACAGTCTATGGTGCCTGGTCAAGAGGAAATAATCAACTTCAATATAAAAGAATTCCTAAATAAGTACAGGAAAAAGAGTAGTTAAATTTTTACGATCATGATTAATCCTCTAGATGAGTTATCTGACATTTACTTGGGACAAATTAGTGAAGCAGATAATAGTCCTGAAGCAATAAAAGCTCGTGTGATGCAGCATGTTAGAGCAATCAGATACAGAGCAAGAAAGGAAGGAGATCAACTTAATAAAGCATATAATGACTACATGGCAGGTCAGGCAGGTATTAGTGCAACTGAAAAGTCTATGGTTAAGGAGAGATTAGGATTAACAGGTGGTGCACAGCATCAGGAAGGTATGGCATATGGACTATCTAAAGGAACAGGTAAACCATCAGGTGCTATGGCAGCATTTGGTAAGAAGAAAACAAAGAAAACAAAACCTACTGTAACTATAGACAAACCTGATAAACTAGTTAGTTTAAGAGTATCTAAAGAAGGATATTATAGTTGGAGACATGAACTCTCAGAATATAGTGGCATGATGCCAAAGAAAAATGGTGATGCAGAGGTAAAAATAACAGAGAAAAAAGTAAAAAATAAAGTCATTGTAAATCCAGCTCAGGGACAAGCTGAGAGTTTTGCTAAAGAACTTGGTGGTCAACTCCTAGAAGCATGTGAAGTATTTCAGATATTTGAACTTGATGATGATCAAATACAACTATTAGAAGTTAAAGATAGAAAAGGTAAGGGTAGTGGTACAAAGGATGCTTGCTATCATAAAGTCAAGTCAAGATATTCTGTGTGGCCAAGTGCATATGCATCTGGTGCATTAGTTAAGTGTCGCAGAGTTGGTGCTGCTAACTGGGGTAATAGCACAAAGAAAGAAGATGTACAGTGGAAAGATATTAAGTATAAGGCAAAGTCTGGTGAGTCCACATTCCTAAGTGATTCAGATGGTAATATTGCTTTTGAAATTGTTGATGTAATTGCACCAGCAGTTCAAGAAGCAAAAGTAGATACAGGTCGTTCAGATTATGGTAAAGCATCTATCAGAAACTATAGAAGAATGGGTCCAGGATATACTGAACCTGGTATGTTTGATCCTGAGGGTAAGAGGGGAAAAACTATTGAGAAACGCAGAGAAGAGCATAAAGCAAGAAGAGGTGTTAAAGGTGCAAAAGTTCCTGCATATAAGGTAGAAGAAGTTGAAGTTGTAGAAGATTATGAGACTAAAAAGAAAGAAGAGATAATGGGTGCTCTTAAAAAGAGAGATCTAAAACAAAAGGTAAAAGAAAAAATTGCTGCTGATATTATCAAAAGAAAGGGTGATGTATCTAAATCTGATGACAGATATGCTTATGAGTCAGTTGAACCTGTAGATGAAGCATGTTGGAAAGGTTATGAGAAGAAAGGAATGAAGAAGATGTTTGGTAAGATGTATCCAAACTGCGTTAAAAAAAAAACTAAATCAGAAGAAGTAGAGTTTCAAGAAAAGTTAGATCTAAAGAAAGCAGATATGGGAGATGTTGTAAAAGACTTCTACAAATCTGATGCACCTCAGTTCAAAGGTAGATCAAAAGAAAAGAGAAGAGAGATGGCAATTGCTGCTAAGTTAACAGCAGAAAGAGGTAAACTACCTGAGGAAGTTGTAACTGAAGTTAGTAAAAAAACTTTAGGGAGTTATGTTAAAAAAGCATCTACAGAAATAGGCACTAGTGCTATCAAAGGTGATTATAAAAAAATGCAGAAGAGACATAAAGGTGTATTAGATGCATCTGATAAGTTGGCAAAAGAAGCTTATTCTGCAAATCCAGCACAACAGGCAGCTATTGCTATTGCAAAGAAAGAGAGAAAGCAAGATTTAAAAGTTGCTCAAAAGAAAAAGATAAAAGAAGATAGTAGATTAACAAGTTCTAATGACATGCAGAGTAAGATGTATGCTGACAAGAATAAGTCTGGTAAGAAGATGAGTGATGATGAGATCAAGAAAGAGAAGGGTGGAAGTGATTTTCTTGCTAGAATCAAAGCAGCGAAAGAAAAAATGAAGAATGAGGGATCATCTTACGGGATCTATAAAGGAGATGGTAAACCCAAAGGTGCCATGGCAAATTTTGGAGATGGTAAAAAGAAAAAGAAAAAGTCATATGAAGAGTTTCAACAAGAGTGTTGGAAGACTCATAAACAAGTAGGATATAAGAAGAAAGGTGGAAAGATGGTTCCTAACTGTGTTCCCAAGAACGAAGAGGTTGAAATAACAGACGCAAAAAAGTTATCTGAAGATGACATGAAGGGTATGAGTGTCAGTTCAGGACACAAAAGACCCACAAAATCAGGTGCAGGTATGACAGCAAAGGGTATTGCAGCATATCGTCGTAGAAATCCCGGATCAAAATTAAAAGGTGCGGTGACTGGTAAAGTCAAAAAAGGATCGAAGGCAGCAGGTCGTAGAAAGAGTTACTGTGCAAGAAGTGCAGGTCAAATGAAAAAGTTTCCGAAGGCAGCAAAAGATCCAAATAGTAGACTAAGACAAGCAAGAAGAAGGTGGAAGTGTTAATTTATGCCTCAAAGTGACGTCTATCTTGGTAATCCTAATCTAAAAAAAGCGAACACTGAAATTCAATTTACAGAAGAGAATGTAAAAGAATTTCTAAAGTGTAAAGACGATCCAGTTTACTTTGCTAGAAAATATATAAAAATTGTAAACGTTGATGAAGGTCTAGTGCCCTTCAATATGTGGCCGTTTCAAGAGAAGTTAATAAAAAACTTTCATAAGAATAGATTTAATATCTGTATGATGCCTCGTCAGACTGGTAAGTCAACGACGTCGGTGTCTTATTTGTTGCACTACGCTATATTCAATGATAATATAAACATCGGTATTCTTGCAAACAAGGCAGCAACTGCAAGAGATCTGCTTGGTAGATTGCAGACTGCATACGAAAACTTACCGAAGTGGATGCAGCAAGGTATTGTTGCATGGAACAAAGGATCTATGGATTTAGATAATGGTTCTAAGATCATGGCAGCATCTACATCTGCTGCTGCTGTTCGAGGTATGACTTTCAACATCATATTCTTAGACGAA